GCTGACCGCCTGCGCTGGTGCGAACGCGCTGGCAACGGCTCGCGCGATGGGGCTGACGCAGGTTGAGGTGGATATATGACAACCCGCGACACCCGCCGCAAATTTCAAAGGAGACACCCACAATGAAACTCATCATACAAGCTCTACTCGAGTTCATCTCGACGTTGACCCAAAAGACCCCGTCTGCTCGCAACGCCAAGGGGCAGCCCGTTAAAGTCGAACGTATCAACGACATCAAGCAATGGGAAGCACTACGCCTCAAGGCGTACAAGCCAACACCTCATGATAGCTGGACGATTGGCTACGGACACACCGCGACCGCACACCAAGGCATGGTGATCACTGAGGAGCAGGCCGAGAAGCTGCTTCGGGATGACCTAGAGTGGGTTCGTAAGGTGATCGCTGACATGGTCGATGTACCCCTCTCACAGCGCCAGTATGACGCCCTCGCATCGTTTATCTTCAACCTCGGCGGTGCCAACTTCGCGTCCTCGACCCTTCTGAAGCGGATAAATGCTTCCGATATGGTAGGGGCAGCAGATGAGTTCCTAAAATGGAACAAACAGCGCCAGAACGGCAAGCTCGTGGTTCTCCGGGGGTCTCACCCGGCGTCGGTCTCATGAACGAAAACTCTGGCTGGAAGGAACAGTCTAATGAAAAAGAAGACGTACAAACGTGAGGTGGCATTGGTGATGCTCGTCTGTTTGGCCGGTCTGTTTGGCTGGGGGGCTTATTCTCCTCAGGCCATGCAGGCGGCTGAGTTCCTGACATTCCCGATATTCACATTCGCTGGTGGTGCCTTCGCACTCGACACAGCCGTGAAGCAAGGTAAGTACGGGAAGCCCGATCTATGATGACACTCCTAGCAACCCTGAAAAGCAAGATCGTGCAGATCGCAGGGGCCATTTTCGTGGCCCTGAGCGTCCTCTTCGGTCTCTTCCAGTACGGGCGCAAGACCCAACGCGACGATAACCGCGTGGAAGACATGGAAGACTACATCGAAACCAAGAAGAGAATCGAAAATGTACAGAATAGCCCTGATCGCGACGCTGCTCTTGAGCGCATGCGCCGGAACGGTTGGCTCTAAGGATGCCATCTGTTCAATCCCGGCCCCACAGCTCGATCCTGCGGGTATCTCAACTGAGAACCTGATGGAACTTGATCTGTTTGCCGAGAGATTAACACGGGCATGCTCCTGAGACTCACTGAGAGGCCGCAGGAGAGCCTGTGTGGGCCTCTCAGGTAGTCACCCCCCCAAAAGTAACTAATACGCCTCACAGAGGCTTTCAGGAGGTCACCTATGGTCTATATACCCGACACGGAGTTCCATCAAAGGCTCCGAAAGGACTTCAAGGTGTTCTTATGGTACGTCCACAAGCACCTCGGGTTACCCGAACCGACCCCTCTTCAGTACAACATGGCCGACTACCTGCAGCATGGACCCAAGCGGGCCAGCATTCAGGCGTTCAGGGGCTGTGGTAAATCTCACATCACTGCTGCGTACGTCGTCTGGCGTCTCCTATGTGATGCCATGTGTAAAATCATGGTGGTCTCGGCCTCCGGTAACCGGGCGGACGCCTTTTCGACATTCGTACAGCGTTTGATCTGGGAGATGGAAGGTCTCGAGTACCTCATCCCTGAGCCAAACCAGAGACAATCTAAGATCAACTTCGATGTGAAGCCCGCAGTGGCAGACCAAAGCCCCTCGGTGAAATCCGTGGGTATTACTGGACAGCTCACGGGTAGCCGTGCTGACCTGATCGTAGCAGACGACATCGAGGTCCTGAACAACGCGTTCACCCAGACAGCCCGAGACAAGCTGGCAGAGAGCATCAAAGAGTTCGATGCGATCCTCAAGCCGCTCCCTGAGTCACGCGTGGTGTTCTTGGGTACACCTCAGACCGAGGACAGCCTGTACACCAAGCTGCCTGAACGTGGTTATGACGTAAGGGTGTGGCCAGCTCGTATGCCTGACGAAAAGATGCGGGAGCAATACGGCGACACGCTGGCCCCCTACATCACCAATCTTACCTACAAGATAGGTCAGGCGACAGACCCCCACCGTTTCTCTAATGAAGACCTGATCGAACGTGAGGCCTCCTATGGTAAGGCCGGGTTCGCGATGCAGTTCATGCTATCGACAGCCCTGAGTGACCTCGAGCGGTTCCCGTTGAAGGTCAAGGACCTGATCATCATGCCAATTGACCCCGAGACTGCACCCCTCAAGTTACAATGGGGTCCCCTCGAGGAACGACAGTACAAGGACCTGCCAAACGTAGCCATGCGTGGGGACCATATGTACCCTCCGATGAACACAGGGAACATCACAGCGGAGTTCTCAGGGGCAGTGTTAGCAATCGACCCATCAGGCCGAGGAGCTGACGAGACAGGCTATGCAGTGATCAAGATGATCAATGGCTACCTCTACGTGCCAGCAGCCGGGGGTCTCACTGGGGGCTACGACAAGGACACCCTGACTGAACTCGCGCACATCGCGAAGAAGCACAAGGTGAACGAGGTGGTGGTCGAAAGTAACTTCGGTGATGGTATGTTCGTGGAACTGCTCAAGCCTGTCTTAGCCAAGATACACCGTTGCATGATCGAGGAGGTCCGAGCTACCACCCAGAAGGAACGCAGGATCATCGACAGCTTGGAACCCGTGATGAACGCCCACAAGCTCGTGATCGACCCCGAGGTGATCGAGGAGGACTATAGGACTGCCATGAAGTACGAGCAGGCTGTACGTCAATCCAAGATGCTCATGTACCAGATGACCCGTATCACTCAGACCAAAGGGTGCCTGAGACACGACGACAGGCTCGATGCGTTGGCTTTTGGGTGTCCACTACTTCACCGACCAGAGTAAGCATCCGGCGAGGGACGCGGTCACGCGGCCTTGACAGCTTTCTGCTCGGCCTTCCAGTTCCATGGGAGCAATTCAGGCAAGCGTGACACGGTGATGTCTGGCAAGCGCGCCAGGACATCTGCCATCCAGGCTTGCGGGTCGATGTCGTTCGTCTTGCAGCTGACAATCAGGGTATACATGAAGGCCGCCCTTTCGCCGCCGCGCTCTGATCCGGCAAAAAGCCACGACTTTCTTCCCAATGCGATCCCTCTGAGGGCGCGTTCGGCGGCATTGTTGGTCAGGCAGATGCGCCCATCCTCCAGGAAAGCGGTGAAGGCATCCCATCGGTCGCTCTTGGGCGGCATCATGTAATCGATGGCCTTTGCGACGCTGTTGTGCTTCGACAGTCTGGCGCGCTCTTCCAGCAGCCAGGTGCGCAGTTCCTCGACCATTGGACGACATCGATCCTGTCGCACGGCGAGGCGGGCCGCCGCGTCCACGCCGTTGATGTCACGCTCGACGTCGAAGATCGCGTCTATCCGTTTCACGGCTTCCAGAGCGACGGGCGAGACGTCATGCGCGGGCTTGTTCTTGCGCACGTTGCCCGCGATATCGGCCAGCTCGAAGAACTTGCGCCGCGCGTGGCTCCAGCAGAGCGCGCTGCGCGCAGGGCCGGGGCTGCGGTCGTCCAGATAGAGGTCATTGTAGCCGCTATAGGCATCAGCCTGCAGAACACCCTGCCACCCCGCGAGATGCTTGTTGGGGTGGATCATCTGGCGATCCCGCGAGAACTTGAACAAGGCTGCGGGTGGCGCGCGGCCACCCCATGGCCGGTCATCACGCACATAGGTCCACAGCCGTGCTGTTTTGGTGCCGCCACGCGCCAGAAGCGGCACCGTCGTGTCATCGCCATGCAGGCGCGCGCCTTCCAGCACATGGCGCTCGATCAGCTCATGGATCGGGGTCAGCGCCACGCAGGCATGACCGATCAGATCGGCGAGAGTGGAGAGGCTGAGATCGATACCCTCGCGCGCAATGCGCTCGGATTGGCGGTTCAGCGGCTGATGCTGGCCGTATTTGTCGAAGGCCACCATGGCGATCAGGCTGGGCCCGGCCCAGCCACGCGGGATGACATGGAATGGCGCTGGTGGCTGGCTGATCTTCTCGCAGGTCCTGCAGGGTGAGCGCCGGTCCGCAAAGCGGCAAACCGTCCGGGGGACGGTTTGAGGCGTGAACGGGCGGAGCCCCGGGACCTTCTCGCGCACCGTCTGGATCACCTTCCACTGGCGGGGAATGACCTCCAGCGTCTCGGTGATATCCTCGCCCATCTTCACGATGCCGTCGGAACCACAGCAGGTGCAGTTGGTCGGGGCCTCGACCACCACACGCTCGCGCGGCAGATGGTCGGGGAAGGGTTTGCGCACGGGCTTGCGCCGCGTGAAGGTGCCCACGGTGCTGGTCTTGTCGTCCTGCGCCGCCGCCTGTTCAGCCGCCAGCGCATCCTCGGTCGCCGTGGCTTCCAGGTCTTCGAGTTGCAATTCCAGCTGATCGATCAGCCGCGCACGGCGCTCGGAGGAGATACCATACTTGTCGCGGCGCAGCTTGGCGATCTCCAGCTTCAGTTCCTTGACCATCGCTTCCGTGCAGGATGCCAAGGCGCGCGCCTGGACCAAATCGCGTTCCGCGGCCTGCGCACGGGCTGTTTGTGCGGCCAGTTCAGCGCGCAATCTGGCGATCTCGGAAGCGGCATCTGACATGGGAGAAGATTACCACAGATGGTCAGGATCGCCAGTAAAACAGGCGCTTCAGCGTGAATTATCCCGCCTTTGCAGGCCTTTGCGTCCAGCGTGGGTTGCGCCAGTCGATCCCTTCGAGCAGATAGCCCAGCTGCGCCGCAGATATCGAAACAGCGGTTCCATCCTGGCTCACCGGCCAGATGAACTTCCCCGCCTCCAGTCGCTTTGTGTAGAGAGACATGCCGACCCCATCATGCCAAAGCAATTTCACCAGATCGCCCTTTCGACCACGAAAGCAGAAGATTTCGCCACCATGCGGATCGCGCCCAAGACCCTGCTGAACCGCCAGCGCAAGGGTATTCATACCGCGCCGCATATCCGTCACCCCGCCCGCAATCCACACCGTCGTGCCCGCCGGAAACGCGATCATTGCTCGTCCACCACTGACAGGATCCGGGCAAGAGCTTCTGAATCCACACCGGGGGCCACGATAAGCCGACGGCCATTTGGCAGGTCAATCTCCACCTGAGAGGTCTGTGAGGGATCAGGGGGATCAACCGGCCCGGGCCGAGAGGTCGGGGCATCCTCCGCCACGGTCACCGGGGCGAAAGATACCGGGCGGGACGCACCAAGCTCACCGTTCCGATACTGCCGACGCCAGATCGTCAACAGCGATCGGCAAATGCCATGCCGCCGCGCCGTGGCCGAAACTTGCCGGTGGCCGACAAAACTTTCCTCGACGATCCGGAGCTTGTCCTCATCCGACCATTGCCGACGGCGAACGCCATCGGCCGCAGAGAGAACTTCGATTTGAGGGCGGTGAATGAAATCTGACATAACGTCGGACTTATCATCGGATCGTAGCCGAAGTCAGACGGCCCCCGCCGTAACCTTACCGAACGCAAGGCGTTGTAATCGGTCCTCCCGTCCTCGATGATCTCGCGGGCCTCTCGGAGGCTGGTGAACCAGTGCCGGTTCAGGCATTCCTCGCGGTATCGGCCGTTGAATCTTTCGATACAGGCGTTCCGGGTTGGGGTTTGGAGGTTCGCAAACGGATCGATGAAACAGAGCTGAGCCCCATGATCATCGGCCCATCCGTCGAGCGCCCGCCCGCGCAGGTCCGGGCTATTATCGACTACCAGGATATCGGGGAGATCCACGCTCTCAGGCCACGCGTTCCAGCATCTTCACGACCCGTTCGCCCGGCAGCGAGAAATCCACTGATCGGATGCGCCATTGTCTTGAAGCAAAGGCGACACAAT